CTCAGATACCTCGCTAAGAGACAAAGGACGGCAGCGGCGGCAGCCATCCTTTCAAATTGTCAAAAGCTTAATAGCCGCCGATCACCAACTTCAGTGAAGGTTCTTAAATTCCAACGCCATCAGGAATTCCTTCGCCGGCAGAAAATCCATAGTCGTTCGCATGCCCTTGGCGTGGCATCGGCTTACCGTAGGGTTATTTTTAACCAGCGCTCTGCCGTGTCTTTAGGGAGGAAGTCCATCCCTATTGTCACACGACCGGACAAGATAATTTTCCGTGACAAGTCTGGTGTGGTTCATGGACAGGTCCTGGTCCCTGGGTCACCTTCGTTCCACATTAAGTCTGCAGCTGGGGATCATGGTTGCGGTGCGGCAGTCTACCCCGTGCCCAAAAATCTGACCATTGATAAGATTGCCCAGCGATGTAGGACCCTACCAACAGGTGGCCGTTCTTGGAACCAATCCATTCAGCGGGCTGCTGGTTTCCACAGGTTTAACAAGGCTTCTTTGCCTACCGGCCTAGTCGGTTCATCATCAAGGGTGCGCCATGCACTTGATTTGCAGGGCTCACTCGGTTCCGGCAATCACTTTGTCCACTTGGTGGGTCGTGGTAACGAACGGAGGTTAGTGGTGCACACTGGTTCTCGCGGCCTCATGCTTGAATCCATTCCTTATATGGTTAGCCGGTTTGGTCACTCTTATTCCACTGACTATGAACAACTTTTACACAGTTGCGAGTCTTTTGCGAAGATCAACCGTGACACAATAGCCACTTATGTGCTCACTGGCAAACTTACCGATGGGCCTGCCATGATTCAAGGACAGGACTACCCCCACACTAAGTTAGATCTGATTGGCAGTTACACTGTCATCCAGAAGAATGTTGTGCGACGCTCTTCTAAGACTAAGGATCTAATACTTGGATCACCTACATCCGGTGTCGCCTTTGGTGACACTGAGGGGCCCTACTATGTACACGGCAGCGGGCCTGACCCACAGCACAAAGGGCATTTTCTTCCTGTGTCCCTTGACGTTGGTGATGTGTGGTCTTCACTCTATAACTTTGATCGCCATAATGCTGCTGGCGGTCACATTATAGTGGCTTAGGCCACTCTCCTATTCTTGGACTCGTAAAACAGAGCATGCGACGACACCCGTATATTTACGGTGTGTAACGGTCATGTCAGCGTCTCCAACATCTCTTACAGTTATGAGCTATAACTTTGACCTCCGTTGAATGAGTACCACAGTGTTCCTAAGTATACGGTAGTACCGAAAACTGGGCTCAATTCCCCACGATTGACCAAAACGGTGGTGTCTTCTCAGTTGGCCGGAACCAGTGTCACTTACGTTGGGGTTTCCCCGCCACATAGTGGAAAACGTGATTGCGGTCTGCTTCGCTTAACTGAATCCGAAGATGCTGTTCATTCGTATAGATGGAGAATTTGATGACACATGAGTAACACGTGTAGGTGTAGCAAATATCGCGCTCACTAAACGGGACCCTTAAGGCTGGCGGGTTACGTTCGCAAGACACAGGCACCAAGACTCAACATCTTGGAGGCTTTTGCTCCCTAGGAACTCCTGTCAAGGTCGTTCATACAAAATGTCAGGAACTAAAGATCTTGGCTCGCCCCACAGCTTAAGTGGGGCACTTTCTGGCGAAGCTGCTGGTTTGGTTTGCAGCGAAAATGGTTTTTGTTGGTTGCACCTCCTCTTACCGGCAACCCGGATCTTCAACCCTGGGCTCAAGTATCGACTTGGGCCAAGCCCAACTCTACGGAATCTGCACCCATATCTTGCAGAAGACTCTCCTCTCCTTTCCCTTTTCCATGTTGATAATTTTGACCTGTCACTACGGGTCGCAGGTGGTTTTGTTATTGCCCACGTTGAGGATAGTGGCCCAACAGCAGGTGGCCACCATGTCTCATCGCGTGGGCGATCGTATGCCTCGATTCGTGCCTCCATTTCTACTGTGTTTCCCGACGTGGACGATGACCATGTGCTAATTGGTCAAAAGTTTATTAATCGTTACTGTTTTTCGGGGTGTGTCAGAGACAATAAACATCTCTGGGATTGCCCAAATAAAAATGGACCAATCTCCGCAAGGCCCAAAAATGTCACGGGCAATGGGCCACAGAACGTGCCCAAGCCCAACAACAGTAGTGGCAGCTGGTGTCTCACTAACTGCCATGCAATTCATGGACATGCAGCAAACTGTCCTAACTTCGAACACCCAAACTCTGTCCGATCCACACCATGTGGCCTAAGTGGCAAATTACTGAAGAGGTTCAGAGTTTTCTTTAAACCGACTAAGCAGGGCCCCGGTTTCTGTCGTAAGTGCCGCAGCAATTTCCTTAGTTCCACTGATTTCTCCAACAGACATGGGAGAATTGTTGGTGTTGCATGCAATGGCATCTTTGAGTCAGGAGACCTTCCAGCTGAAATAGACTATGCAGCTGAACAAGCAGCCAGAATGAGGCTGCTTATGGGACTTGATGATGAGGAAGAGGTTAATGTTGATGAAGAGACCTCATGCACTCCCTCTTCCTCCAAATACCTAAAGGAAGAAGTGGCCAAACCAACAATAACAAATGCTGAAAGAAACCGGGCAAACAAGGAGAAGCGACGTCTAACTAAGACAATTGCTTCGATCCCTAAAGTTCCTGTGCGTGAGGAGCACATTCAAAAGGATCTGAATGCCACAGCTACGGTCACAGTGAAGGTGGCCCATGTGGCCAGTATCCCCATCACTAAACACGCAAAGGTTGTCCCCTCTTTCAAGCGTTGTGCGTGTGGACGCACTAAGAGTAACAATGGTGAAGGTGTGCAGGACTACCCTGCTGGGTCATGTGGTCAGGATTGTTTGGCAATCCACCATCCTCTCATCAGGGCTATGGAAATTACGGATGTGGATGAGGCCTTCATCTGCCCAGGTCTCACTGATACCTCCCATTCTGAGACAAGCTCAGAGCTTGAGTTCTCAGCCTTCACTTCTATAACCTCAATATCGGAGGGCTTGTATGAGCTCCCTGCTGACAGCGACAAAGAAGAAGAATTCGTTGATCTTGAAGGCATGTTACGTGCTTCAGTATGGGTGGATATTGAGGGTTGGTTGCGGTCTGTTGCCCCTAAGTCTGCATCAGCGCGCAACTCAGTTCTAGCCCAGACGGTTGAACGTAAACCCCGCCCAGTCGTAAACCTTCCTCGATTCAACAATACTAAGACACCGTCGGCACCTTGGGCAAAGTGTGTATCGGCCACCCTCGATCACCAAAGGGCGACACGAAAGATTGGACTTGCTAGAGAGGCGGCCACATTTATAGAGGACTTTGCCCGCCATGTGTCCGCCATTAAACCTGCTCTCAACCCAGTCCGTCCTACTCGGGTTAAGCCCCCACCGTCAGCTCGGAAGTCAAAAGGAAATCTAAAGAGGAAAGAACGTCCTGAGCCTGATGTTGTACACACGCTCCCAGACGGTTCTGAAGCAGTGCTCACATCGATTACTGATGCTGTGGGGCTTGCCCAGATTTACGAGGCGTTCTACCCTGCGTTCCCAACTTTTGACACCCATGCTGCAACTATTGACGAGGACGGTGATGTGGTCACATTTGTCCACCAAGTACCATTAGATTATCAGCTTGCTTGCATCGTCCCCCGCAAACACATTAATCATGCAAGGGCACTAACTGTTGATGTTGATGGAACGGCTGTTCCCTGTAAAAACATCACAGATTGTCTAGAGGCATCTGAGCTTAGTAAGAAGCTCATTAAACAAGAGGAGGAAGAAAAAGAAATGTTGGAACTCTTGGCAAATTGGTCCCTGCAAACAATTGTAGAAATCAATGTGGGCAAGATCCTAAGCTTTAAGAAGCATTGGTCTAAAGCAGTTATGGACCAAGTCATTGCAAGTGGCGCCAACATTTCTGAACCAAACACTGTCCGCGCGCTCTCCAATAGGGAGATGCGCCATATGCTTAAGGGATCCACCAACCCTACAAAGCTTGGAATAGAGGTGGACTGCCTGGCCGTTCTCACCCGGCTTGGCTTCGGATCTGTTTAATGTATATACGCCCACCTGTAAGCAGAGGCCGTCGCACCCATATGCGATCCGTTTCTTTCCAGTCACCTGATGTGGATGACAGGGGGGATCTTCCTTCAAGACGCCGAGAACCAGGCGCTTTTCGTTCCACATCATTACCGCGAACTAGTCCAGTCGCACCACAAAGGCTACCAGGCTCAAGTCCTACTGAAAGTGAGCTCGACGAAATGGTTCGACATGGTGACGAGTCGCGTCACCGCCGTTCGAGATCTCTCAGCACAGTCCGTCGCGAGACTAAATCCAACGGCGTGGAAGAGATAACAATCACTGTACAGCCACGGCTTACTTTGGATACAAGGGTAACTCCCGGTTCTCAACCTCGTGTTGAAGTGCAGCGCGCACCAATACCTCTACGATTAGGCCGTGACTTACCCCCGTCACCTGTCTTTGTCGTGGACGATGATCTGTCAGAGGATCATAACCCTCCAACCCCGGCACAATACAGCTCTTTTCTCAACCACCAGATACAAACAACTGTTGGCCAAGAACGGGGTTTGTGGGAGGATTTATCGCCAGATGACCCCTTGGGTCACCATGGACCTAGCACCGGTGAAGTGCTAGCACAAAAAGGCCCTCAAAGCTTCGCAACTATCGAGGGCCGTATGGAAATCTCTAGACAAGGAAATTCACCTTACACGCAAAGGGAGATTAAACAACATTTTGATCGGCTCGGCGTCAACCATCAAGCAGCACCTATTGCTAAAACACCACAATCAAGTGTCATACGTGGCAATCACGTATTTAAAGCAGGGTGTTTGCATAAAGCACTTCGTGTGATGTTGCCAAAAGAATTCCACTCATGCCTTCATCCTCAGGTTTGCAATGTGCTTGAGATTCCCTGGTCATATTATCGTTATATGCACATGGTTTCCCATTACACAAAAGCACCTACCCGTGTGTTCCTAGTTCAAATTGGAGTACACGCCGGATGGTCAGATGATGGGTTAACAGCCAAGACACGCAACCATGTCGAGTACATTGGGACAATCGACAAAGTCACTCATCCCACGTTCACTGGTTGCTTCGTGCAAGGTTTACGCATCTTCTGGGCCAAAGATCCCAAGGCAAGAATGGTTTCTGATGGAACGTCACTACATATGCTCGTGACTGACGCCGAATTATTTCCACTTAACCCGGATCGTTGTCCGGTAAAAAACCTAACTCTTCTAGTCAATTGGTTGTATGAAAACCCATCGGGCAACACTCAGGATGTTGTCGATGACACACTAGCTCGGCTGTTTCGCCTTCCGGCACAGCGGGGCTGGCGGCCAACGCCACATATGACAAGAGAACAGACAACGAATACCATTGGCTTCCTTTTCACAAATGATGAGCAAGAGTGCTCTCTGATGTGGGATCTAAGGAAGAAACAACTTGTGGAAATAACTAAAGACGGAAAATTGGCTGTCATTGATAAAAAGAGCTTCGAACTAGACAGCCCAATAGCACCCTCATCTGCTATCTCTTTTGCAGATTCAGAGCTCGGCCGAATGGTCAATAATGAGGAAGCAGCTGAGATACAAGAGACTGATGATCATGTCTCAGCTCTATCTCAGATCCTCAACTGGCCTAAAGAGCACCTCCACAATAAAGTGTCATTAACAAAGAAATGGCCAATAATTATGACACTTTTAAGTTTCCATCTAAAAAAAAAACTTATTCCGTTTGGTGGTAAGGGTCATCTGTCCGACTTGATCCCTCAAATCCTAAAATTAAAAGAGAAGGATTCAAAACGGAACTGTAATTGTACACATGACGACCATATGACCATAGATGGATGTCGTAAAAATTGTGGTCACACACATGATTTCTTTCTTTCAACTGGGGATTGTTCTTTTTCTATAAAGTCTGCAATGCTCGCGAAGGCCCAGCCATGGCAAAATTTTCCTGGCTGGACAGATGAAACGGAGGACTTTTATATCCATAATCTCCTCCAACTAGCCAATGAATGGCCTAGGATGCAGACCACGTTTCTTAAGGTGTCTAATCGCAGATTTTATGACATCTGGGATGCAAGCCAGGCAGTCCTCGAGAGCATTGAGACAATTAATTCACCTTGCCAACCAGGTCACACACTAAAGGTTGGAGATTTTTTTCACAAATGTTGGGCTTTGGAAGCCGCCGGAACCCAGCCAGAAGAAATTTCTGAAGATGATCTAGACCAGCTCACTCAAGATGCTGCCAGCCGATTCGGCGTTGCTCACATTGGTGATAGCGCTATGACAATAAGGCACCCTGGCTACAATTCCAAAATAAGGTCACCACGCCAACCAGGTCTCCATGGTACACCTTTATTAGACAGCCTTCCCTATAATGAACAACCTGGGTTGTCTACTCTCTTGAGCCAAGTTAAAGATCTCTTCAATTCATTCACCGTCCACACCACGAGGTCCAAGCCATTATTGCTTTACGGCAATGCTAATGTCCATGCCAACTACCCGGGTCCTGCAGTAAATGTGCGTACAGGATCGAGTAGATTGGCGTTGGTCGCTGTAGGTAATTCCAAATGGGACCTCCATATTCCACTGGTGACGGGACGAGGAGCCATGACGTGGCGTTTCGCTCCAATCTTAGGGCTTAAATCAACATATATACAAGTCCTCAATGGTCGGCCGGAGCAGTGGCCTAGTGAATTTGGTGCAAATGACCAGGTTCCTTTGCCACAATGTCATTGTGATTGGCTTTGGCCCTCATACGCCGGCAACTTCATTGCTTGTTCTAGTTCTATACAACAGTATACCAATCAATGGGATAAAGCACTACTTTGCTACCCTGATCTTTATGGTATTGACGAACAACTGTTGTGTTTGAACGAGCTGTGGTACATTACGCCACGTCGTTCTGACCCAAGTGCTACGCACAAGGGTTCAGAACAACCTTGCCACACCCATTTTGTGTTTTCCGATACACTTTCGACATTCATAAGCATCACACTGTGGAGCAGGGACACAATTAATAAAATCAGAACCCTGTCCTTAAATCAGATGGCGTTTGACGACCATTCCACAAAGTTAGGCAAAACCGTCCTCTCGTCTGAGTGGCCTACCATGGTAGACCTCCCCTCAAGGACAACCCCATATGGGGAAGTCCCTGCAATTGCAATTCCGGACGATGGCGGGAAAACTTTGCTTATAAATGCTTATGGGCGACAATTAGTGGCACCAACCCATCTCAGGGTGTTTGGCGTGCGTGATGCACACTTGGCTGAACCAGCGCTCATTAATTTTCTACGATCCAGGGACATTGTGCTCTTAATTAATGAAGCATGGGATGTACCTGGTATTAAACTTATTGGCAAATGCGATGGTGTTAAGCCATCTTCCCTTAAACCATATCATCCATTAGAGAAAGCCGCAAGGCACTTAGACCCTGATATTTTGTTTTCACATGTCATAGACACTGCAAATAGATTTTTAGACAAACCAATCCTTCGAAACCGTGAGTTAGAGATATCAGAAGCTAACCCAGAGCAGGATTCGGTGGTCCTAGGTCAGGACCGATTTTACTTGGGTTTTCCCCGTGACTCACGGTTCCGAGCCACATTCGTGAATGACAAACTAATTCGTAAGTCATACGAACTGCCCATAGGTAAACTTCGCAGGGCACAATTGATGTTTGAAAAGAATGCCAAAAATGAACTCCAATTCATGGACGATGAGGAACTGGAACCACCAACTACAATTAGTTGTGATTCACCATCAACTGGCGACAACCGACCAAAACGAAATTTTCTCAAAACATCAATCTCAGGTAAAACTCTGGGGTTAGCCGCCATGGCCGCCCTCCTTACAACAGTGTCAGCTATACATCATAGTTACCATTCTTGGAAAACTACACCTGCTGTATACCAACGACCCATGACACCCTTGTACATGGGCATGCCCATAAACATCACAATTGAACAAACAACCCCAAAACTTAGTTGGCCACCTTATAGTCAAATTGGATGCAAACTGGCAATCATTTCTTCACTACTATCAGTTTTCATGTTATTTACATGTAAGTATTTCAATTTTGAAATTTATAGGCCATTACCCAACCTTTCAGATTATGACACGTCCGAAGAACATAACCCTGAGTATGTTGATACTTTGTATCCTGAAACAACTCGTGACAAAGTTCTGGTTGCAACCCTGGGCACGAGAGGGGACATTGTGCCAATGCATTATTTGGCCCGAGTTCTCGTCAAGTTCGGTGTGCCCGTGGCCTTCAGAGTGATTAAATCTGACAACACTGCAGAGCTACGTAAGGTTGCCCAAGGACGTTCTTGGGGACATGTGCCTTATTTCTTTGAACTTAATTGCTCCTCATTCGCCAACTGGACCTGGTGCTACGGCCCATTCCAGTTCTGTAAAAAAGCAACTAACATTCAACTTGTTGCTCGCCCTTTTAAATTTGTACCTACCATACTAGGGGCCGCAACAACATTATCAATGAATGCCACAAAATACACCTTTAAAGTTGGCGTGGTCAAAGGTTCTAACCTTGGACGTAGCCCAGACGGTTTTAATCTCCTTACTAAGGAGAAACCAAATAGCCGTCGTCGCCCAGTAGGCTTCGTCCTTGGTTCAGACACCTTACTCGCAAAGACCAATAAAATAAAGAAAAGGATCTTTGATGAGGGCGCTGAAGAAATAATTTCCTCTGACCACTTAACAGCCTTTAAAGACTATGAAAAGGTGTTATGCCATGGTGGCGTTGGAACAATGCAGACAATTATAAGTCGTGGAGCAACAGCCGTATCATTGGATGACAGTTTGGATAGGAAATACCCACGGCCCTTGGCGCCGTCCGACTTTTGTCAGACAACGCCCTTGCCACTGATCATCCATGCAAAGTTTAAGGTTGGGCAAAGTATCCCATTAAACTGGCTAATTGCGGCAGCACCATCACTAATAGATTGGCGGTCATTTTTCCAAAATTCTTTAACGTTGCTTATACGTGTGGTCATTATACCATGCGTATTATGGTCATACTTGTACAAACTTTTATTCATTTTTTCCTCATTTAGTTCTTTATTTTTTTTAATTATACCATTGCTCAAATTAGATCATTTAATCCCATGCTTAAAATTCTTGTGGGATTATCCCCTTGTATTGTTATGGCCTGAATACACGCCATTAATGTTACTGTACAAGTTTCTGACTGGAAATTGGATAGAATTAGGCAACAGCCTCGCGGCTATTCTTTCTAAAGGTAACGCGCGAAAGCGTTTTTTTCTTCAATTCTATTGGGTCGACCTCGCAGAAAACATCCAAATGCCGGGACACCTCTGCCTGTATGACACTAAAACAAAAACAGTTTGGGAAGGTGTGTTTGACGGGCCTGCAATATACTGCGGCAAGTTCAAATCCCACCGATCAAGTGTTGATCGGTATCGTAGGCGGTTTGCTTTTGAGCTACCACTACACATTGATCCTCACCTAATCCCCAAAGAAGTCATACATGGTTATTATAGTGCAACGTTCAATTGCCAGACCTTGATTCTCAAGGCAGTTGGTTGGAGGCACCATTTTCTTCTGGTTCCCATCTTCCTAGCAATTTTAACTGGCTCAACTCTCGTTGGCATATGGGGTTTTGTTCATTTCCTTTGCGCTCAAGACCCAGACGTCGAATCCCTATGGTCATGGTTACACCATCAACTACCAAAGTTTGGTCAGGGGGTCCTGGACAGTGTTGTACACACGGTCTGGGACGAATGGCAGTTATACCGCGCATTCACTACCCCCTTACCTAAGTTGGGTCTTGACCAGATTGACTCATCTTTACAAGTAGGGTTTAATTATTTATCAGACTCTTTTAATGATTCCTTAACATTTTGGAGTAAGATCCCTTTTAAAAAATTTATACCTGATAGACTTCCTGAATTTGCCGGCAGGCTCGAATCACACGATTCCACTTGCCCCCATTTATTTTCAAACTCTAATGAATGTCCCGAGTGTAGGGGTCTGTCATGGCAGAGTTTCGTTGAAAAACAACAAGAACATGCCATGAACTACCAAACTATTATCCCCGAACTACAGAAAGGTCTCCCTGATACCACCCCGACAAAAGAAAAAATTGAGGAGTGGGTCAGGTTGAAACTGTCTCAGTGTAAAGACAATACAACCCAACAGGAATTACTTGACGTATGTGGTTTTCTCTATTTTTTGACAAAAAACTCACCACGGAGTGTAATCACAAAGACACTCACTGGGTCCCTCATAGAAACCCCTGAAAACCAGGTCCCTGAAGGATTTGAGGTCATTCCTGACCTCACAGACCAAGAGATTGAGCACTGCCTACTAATGGCAGTGCATGATACACTCACTGAACACGAAAAAATAGACCTATCTGATTTACCCACAGGTGAATCGTTTCCAATCCCTCTAGATCACCCGGACAGTGACAACCGGACAATATATAGCAAAGTCGTGGACAAAATTGAGTCAATAATCAGACCTGTCACTAATGCTCTACCAGCTTTGATCGACCTGATTAAATGGCTCCGGAACATGATCGAACGGAACGCTCAAGTGATTAGCAATTTCCTGAATGTCTGCTCCAAGATTGGTGAACTCCTTTGGGACTACGCCTTTGCTTTGTGGAGCGACTTCAGACTAATCATTGACGCCCTAATAGACACAATTTTCGAAGACGGCTATGCTAAACGTGTAAAATATGTCTGGGCTGCGACAACTCTAGTGAGAGCACCTGCTCTCGCAATGAGGAGTCGGCTCCAAGCTGAAATTGCTTACATGAGCCCAAAGAAACGAGGTGACCCAATTGACGATTTTGCAGACGCAACAAAAAATTTGGAAGATACTTTCTATGAAGTCCATGGCAAAACACCCAAGATATGTGCCTTCCGTGTACCGGAGGAACATCGTGGGTTATTCGCATCGCAAAAATGGATCACTGATCCAGATGCAGATCACAACTGGGCAGTCAAAGAAAGACGGCCAGTGTTTACAACTCAGGACGAAGCTATGCCCCAGGATTACTGGGTCGCTGACTTTAAAATGCGTGGTTCATCCACAAAAAGCGTCCACCAGAGTGTCACAATTTGTGACAACACTGAAGACCTTAAGGCCAAAATCCAATCAAAAATGTCTGACTTTCACCGTGGCGGCATAATGTTCCAGGGTATGTGTAGACCGGTTAATTTTACAACACCGGTTATGACAGATGAGGAAGCCAAATACCAAGGCTTCCTCCCAGGCGATTACTTAGTAGATCAACGAATGTCTGATCGCCTAGAAGTGGCACGTAAAGAAAGGAACGTCCGTCAAGGGGGTGACGGAGTGTTTTATTCACTCACTCACCCTGAACGAAACCGTCAAAGTTACGAACGTTACACGCCTCACGTGCCAATCCTAACCCCAGAAGAAAGCGCACTCAACTGGGATGTAGCTCTGGAATTGACTAAGCAATTTCCAGAAGCTTTTTTAAAAACAAACCTCACTGTGCCCCAATCTCTTAAGCGATACTTCAAAAGCAAAATGCGTTACTCTCCGGGAAATCCATTTGAACTATTATACCGGAAACGCAGTCAACTATATGCTGCTGGTTGGGATGAAGTGCTAATTCGCAACGCCATGAAACGGTTCGCATCGGGTGAATACGAACACCCTTTTTACCATGGTTTCATCAAAAGCCAAGTCATACCCGCAGCCAAAATGGCTAACGGGGGTATCACTGTTACGGGTGAAGCACTCCCAGGATCAAAGGATCTTAGGAGTGTTGTCGCCCAGGGCTTACCCTCCGTTTACCTTGATTATGTCCTTCAAAAGGCAAAAACTGCGAGGAACACTTGGCGCACAACAGGCGTTGGTATTGGTATGATTCTCAACCAGAACATGCAAACCTTATTTGAATCACTTGAGGATTTTAAAAATCAAGGAGGATACTATTTTGAGGCAGATGCCATCCAATTTGATTCGCGCACACCACCTGGAATGTGGGACGGGTTAGCAAAACTTGCATATTATGGTTACATTGACAAAGGCCACGAAGTTGCCACAAAACTAGCTTCCGTAATGTCAACCAACTATTCAGAAATGCAACAATGCTATATCTTCGGTATAACTGAAAACAAATGGGATGGGTTAACCATTGGTATGGAAAGTCGGGCAACTATTGACAGGCTTTGTCAAAACTTCCCAAACCTTTTTACAAGGTACCATCATACCATGGCGCATCCACCCCTCAATTGGAAGATTCCTTTCAAAAATCAGGCTGAAGAAACACACTACAACCTCCTCGAACCAATCCAAAAAGACGCATTTATAAAGAATCGCTGGAATGGAACTAAAGGCCTCCAAGGAAAGGTCATACTAACAACCTCCCGCTCACAAACCCCAAATCCAAGGACACATCCTTACTTTGCATACCTAGATAGCAAGATGCTCCAAGACGACAAAAAGTACTCAAAATCGTACCTCCAGACGTCGGACCAACTTGAATCCCGCCACTCCACGTATAACACAACTGTACGTATCGGCCAAAATCTTGACAAGCTCTACAACCTCCACCTAAAAAATAGGGGTGGAGGTACTGGTCAATCAGCCACATCGTGGGATAACACATGGGGATACAGGATGCAATTTATAAAAGGATGGATGTTGTATTGGGGAGATAAAAGCCCATCTGATTTTTTTAGAGACAATCGCCTGTATAATACTGGTGATGACTCCATGTGGGCTATTCGCCTGCGTAAATCAGACTATGATTACGAGCGCTTGAAAGCGTGCATGGCCGTATATGGCATTGATTTAACCCTAGATGTGATTAATGATATCGAAAACATCTCATATCTTGGGCAAAAAGTCTTTAGAACTCGGACAAACCCTTTTGAACAAGGGCTTTACGAGGACTGGATACGAATTAAGACATACCAGTCAAAGACACCATTGCCACCTCGTCCGCGCTTTCTTATATACCATGACCCAGAGCAAACTGAAATGCGGGGTACTGCGTTTAGGTATTACCAAGCGACCACTCGCAACAGAAAATACTTACACGCAGCCATTCAATCTGAAGCCGGCAGGGCGTTGAACACTCCATGGGTTCCACGCCTTTATAAAACACTTGCCAATTATTATATTGACGATGTTCAGGCTCTAGCCAAATACTACCGCATACCAAATTGCTCCCTTTCCTTAACTAAATCAACCTCCAACGGGCACATGAAAACAAAAAACCCTTGGTATTTCGTTAACATTTCTGGCATGCCATCAAAGGTTTCATTAAGAACTTTACAATCACGTTTTTCCGAGCATGACCCGTCCCTCACGGAACGGGAAAAGCAAACATATAGATTTTGGAGTTTCATTCGTGATAATAAATTCCCCACTTTTTATCAAGTTGTTTCAATTTCTATGAAACTTAGACCCGAGGATCCTGATAAATATGACCAATTCTTTAATAAATTCTTCACTGAACCAAGGTACGCAGATCAACGAGTCCGTGAATGGATCGACTTTATAACGGGTTTCACCCATAATCTACCAAGACAATATCATAAAATGCAACCAGCACTCCTGTCTGTTATTTTTCCTGATCCAACTTTCTACACAGCACAACAGCTAATTGAAAAGTTTATTTACCTCAGGAACGATGGCGACAATCTGTCACTGGATGATTTTCAACATTTGGTAGGACAATCCCCGTATGGTGCTCTATGTCATCCAGAAGTATTTTGGCACAATAGAGGCAAAGAGGATTTTCATGCAGAACTCCATAAACACCCAGTATACGTGTACACCAACATGGTTTTGTTGGTAACAATCATGTACCTGTTACTTTACCCATTTGAAGTTTGGATTGTAACAGTCCCTTACTTGGGCTTGTTCTGGCGTTTCTACATCCTCTTAATGATTGATATCCCTAAATTTTATTCAATTGCAAACCTGCTCCATTGGCATTGGTACGCTCAGTCCAGTCCGATTATATCATCGAACATCCCAAAGGACCCGTACATGCAGATGAAGCGTTTTGCAGGGACAATCACCAACTTACTGCCCATCGAGTTCGGCTATATATTGAGATTTGATCTCATATTGCCATTTATAGCTGATTTCATGCCAAGTATGGCCAACCTTTTAAGACATCAACAAAAATTTAAGGAGCAACCTCAAGACAAACACGGAGGTGTCGTTGATAATCCTTGGAACCGCATCACACACGATGCTCATCACAACGGAGATTTCCATAAACAATTTCATACGGCTAACAAAGCCATGGTCATTACAGCAGAAACAGGGACTGGCAAATCCACCCTGTTACCGCCAGCCTTATTCACTGCAGGCTGGCGGGGACTCCTCAAACTACCCAATAATAATAATATTAATTTTATAATCATGTTATTCCCAAGACGCATTTTACGCGACCAGTGGCAATCACCCCTGGCTGATACCAACACTCTTGGTAATCAAATCCATAGCCATATAATTAAACGGGGTGTGAATATCAAGAAGATATTACAAAGGCCTAATTCAATACTTCTCATGACCTACGGTCATTTCATCAATCGCCCAGAGTTACAGCATCCTGATGTATTAAAACAATCAATAGTGATCTTTGACGAATTCCATGAGCAGCCGGATGAGTTGCTTGTCTGTTGGGAGCGGACGCGGTTTGGTGCTGACGGCCAAGGAAAATGCCTTTTCCTTTCCGCCACACCCGCGTCCACTCCCTACGCAGAAGCAACTGTATACCGTGCTCCAATACCTCGTCGCTTCGCTGTGGAACTCAAGTTGAAGGATTTTCGACCTGACAAGATCGTAAACACATATTTGTCTGCCTGTGAGCAATGGCCTGAACATGCCTTGCCCAGGAACACAATCATACGTGTCAACACTTACGATCAAGTCGACCTCGTCGTAAACAGCCTATCTACTGAATTCCAAACAAAATGTCAGGAAGTTTCTCGTCGAACTCAGGGAAAAACTATCGATCCTGAATGCCTTCTAGTCTGCACGCAAATCATAGACTCAGGCATCAATCTCCCAGGACGACGGTTGATGATAGAAACCGGTTATGAGATCAAGAACATAAATGGACAAATGTTCTATGAAGCCTCAAGCCCAAATACGGCCAAGCAACTACTTGGAAGGATGGGACGTTTCCAGCATGGTGATATTGTGATCCGACCAACATGGGCCGGAACCGGAAGAACGGCTAAGCCCTACTCCGCACACGACCTCTTCCAGTCGGAATTGGTCGCAAAAACACACAATGTAACCAGGCTGTCTGACGAACCTTCTGTACATCTAGTACAAGGCCCTAAGGGTTTCAAATATGTCCACTTGAACCCACAGTCGCAAAATTTTAATGCTAACTACACGGATAACATTTTCATTATCTTAATGCTCGAACAAACAATCAAGGATGGTTCCAAGATCGAACGGGAATATCATAACCTCATATTATGGTGGCAAAACCAAAACACAGTGTCAAAATTTTCAAATTGGTCGGAAGAACTGGATCACATTTATAAAACTGCTGAGTCCATGAAGTTGGACATCTCGGTGAGTTTCGATCAGTTAAATAATTATAGATACCAACCAAACACTGTGCTTTACGGTTTCAAGACAAACCATAATATACCGTACCCCAACGCCGCCCCAATTAACCTAATAAGCCAAGAACTGAAGGAATGGGTATCTCAAGCACCATCATCCACTCAGTATTGCACATTCGGTGCACTTGAGCTTAAGGAAGGTATTTGGAGCGAGGTTGAGTCAACAAAAATAAAACGGTCAATAGAAATGACTCCCCGTCGAGAAAAAGACGTGATCGATTTTACAATCAAACAAATAAGAAGCCAGATGACAAGAGAGCTGGCAGACGAGCCAGCCCATGCAGGTAGGACTAAAATTAGAAAATTTCACAACCAACGGGTACGAAAGGTGGAGGAGCAGTTTAACGCTATCCACGAACCCTTGTTGTACACTGGGGAGCTCTATGATCCCGAATGTCCAGACTCAACACCCTTACCTGCAAATCTAACTTTAACCGGCTTAATTTGTCCTATATGCCAGATATCAACTCCCCACTGGCACGATTCACGTAAAACTAACCTTGAAAACTTCCGTTCAAGAGTGATTCCCTTCCACCATGTAGAGCAACCATGGATCTTATATTTTTATCATCCATTCAGGGTTGCAGAACAAGGAGGAAATAAAACAGATAATCAACAACCATCCCCTTCGCCGCCACCCGAAGGTAGTGACAGTGAGGATAGGAGCACTCAACCTCCTAATTCTATTCAATTAGATACAACTATTTTATTCACTAAAATCCTCGAATTACAGAAGAGGATTAAATTATTAATTAACGAAAAGAACAACCTTCTTAACTCAGAGTTTCTGGCCGAGAACCAAATCAGCCAGCTCAATCATCAGGTTAATTCATTGCAAAATGAGGTCAACATCTTGACGACGGACAACTTGGAGCTCAGTCACCAGATAGAGCTCCTTCAAGAAGAAATATCACGTCTAAGAGACGAACTCGATGAATGTAAAAAACACAAGAGAAGAGAACTAGTTCTGATCCCACCTGGACCATCGGTGCCTCAACCGCCGCCTCCGCCACCCCCGCCGCCGCCACCACCACCAC